CTTTCGAGGAACGCTGACGGGCGCGGGCTTCCAGCATATGGCCTAAGTTGATCAGGCCGATAATCATCGCGCTCGCTTCATAATAGAGATGCCGCGCTTCCATCGGGAACCACTGGGGCCAGACGTTCACGCTCATGGAATAGAGCCACGCCGCGCCGGTCCCGAGGGCGACCAGGGTATCCATCGTCGCGGTACGGTTTTTCAGGCTCTTCCAGGCGCTGGTATAGAAATGCCCGCCTGCAAACACCATCACCGCAAGGGTAATCAGACCAATCACCATCCACAGGGTGCGGTTGTCGTCGGTGACCATCATGTTGTCACCCATCATGCCCCACACCATCACCGGAATACCCACCAGCAGGGCAACGATGGCCTGCCAGCGGAAGCGCTTCATGGTGGCGATAGCCGTTTCCTGCTGGCGCTCGCGGCGTTCGGCATCATCTTCGATGGCCTCCGCGCCGTAGCCCGCTTTTTCAACGGCCTGCACTAGCTTTGCGGCGGAGGCGCTGCCCATTACCAGCGCAGTGCGCTCCGCGAGATTGACCCGTGCCTGCGCGACGCCCGGGACCGCCTGCAGGGCGTTTTGTACCCGGGAGACGCAGCTGGCGCAGCTCATGCCGTTGATCAGCAGCTGTTGGCTGTCATCAATATCATCCGCTGCCGGAAGCTCAGGAGTGGCCGCTGTCAGTGCTTCCGACGGGGATGATGACTCTGCCAGCGGTTTAGCCTTTGGGTGGCTTAACTCCGCCCCGTAACCGGCCTGTTTAATGGTATCAATCAGCGCGTCCGCGCTGGCGCTGCCGGTCACGGCGGCATGGTCGATAGTCACTTCAGCGCTTTCAACGTCAGGACGCTGTTCCAGGCTTTCTTTAACGCGTTTGACGCAGTGGCCGCAGGAGAGGCCGTCCAGCGTCAGGTCGATAGTGTGAGACATAACAAAACTCCCGTATAATATATTGGTCAGTTGTTGACCGGAGTAACGCTTTTCGCTAACTGTTATGAAGGTTAAACCTTCCATCAAGGGGAAGGTCAAGCTTTTAAATTGCTGATTGAAAGGGATTTTTAAAATCAGCGTCCACATAGCGTCCACACTTCGACAAAAGTGTCCACATTACAAAGACAAAGCCCCGCGATGCAGCGGGGCTTTTTTTCTTTTCCTGAATGCGATCACTCGTTAGACTTCAGCCACTTTATGACCAGATGAAAAGGAAGGTTTATCCATGGCAATGGTAAAGTGCAAAGAGTGTAAAAAGGAGATCTCCAGCAAAGCGAAGACCTGCCCCCACTGTGGTGTAAAAAACCCAGGGGTCAAAGCCAGTGATGCTTTTGGCGGCTTCGTTGTTCTGTTGGTGCTGGCCGGGATCGGTTACTGGTATTTCAGCGGCGATGAGGAACCGGCAGCAAAAGAACCGGTAAAAACGAAGGTATGCGACAAGAACGACGGCCAGTGTATTTTTGACGCGCACTTAGTAGACGCCTTGATGGTCTGCAAGAGCCCAATTGAGAAAACATCTAAATACGATTTCGAATGGACCAATGGCGCTTTTGAGAACATATTCAGCCGCTACATCAACAAGCCAGAAAAAAATCAGATTATCTATGTTGGTGACAAACTGAAATTTACTAACGGTTTCAACGCCAAAGTAAACATGACTTATACCTGCACGCTGGACACCAAAACTAACAAGCTGGTTGATTTCGAAGTAACACAAGGCCGCCTGCCTGATTGATCCTTTCACGCATTTTTTTGCAAAACCCACAGCAAAGCAAAACCAGCCGGAAGCCTTGCCCCGCAAGGCTTCGCGGCCAAAATTAATAATCCCCTCTGAACAACGCCGCTCGCATTTGATCGTGACGGAAAGTAAAACGATCCTTTTAAAAACATCAAGTTAACCAATCGGTTAGGCTCTGGCTGGTCGGCAACTTTTGCAAAGCGCTGCAAATCCTTGCGCGGTGTGCAAACGCCAGCAGACCGCAGAAGCCCAGCGGTGGCGCGGGCTGGCGGGTTGCTTTGCGCAAAAATTCTTTTGCAAAATTTTTATGATCCAAATACCGCAGGCGGGTGCGGTGTAGCGCCGTTTCTGTCTTGGATCCGCTTCCGTCTGTGCTCTGTCGCTTTGCGTCTGGGCCGTGGTTGAACGAACGCAAAAAAGACCGAACGTTGTCGGCCTGTGGTTTTTGCTCTTGATGTGGGGCGTTCTGTGGCGTCTGGTGACGTGGAGGTTTTCGCCTGCTTTCCGTCAGGCAATCAGGGGGCTGTATTTCGCTTTTAAATTGGTCGCTTTCGTGGCGGTTCCGGTGAACTGGGATGCCTGGCCGCTGGTCCCGACGCTTGGGTGTGTATGCATTGCGCATATCTGCGCCAGTTCGTAGACAACGTCCAGAGTGTCGGTCAGCAATGTCAGGACGTTGGTTTCCTCGCTGCCCAGCTTAACGGACGCCCCAATCAACTGCTGCGCTGCGGCAACGCTTTTTTTAATGCCTGTAATTTTCTCGTTAAGCGCTCCGCCGATAGTGATATCAGCATTACCCTGGATGTTGTCTTCCAGCTTGCCGCCGACGTCGCGCTTTACGTTCTGGCCAACACTGACAGAATTGTCCTTGCTGCAGGTCACTGTCAGGTTGCCAGACGTGCCGACGCTGTAATCTCCCTCGCTTACATGCATAACCGCACCGGCCAGAAGTGTGGCCGTTCCCAGCACGGTTGTTTTATCCGTGGCCTGGACTGTTGTTTCGCGGGCAACCAGCTTTCGCTTTTCATCATCTGCGGTCACTTCCCGTGTCATGGATGTTTCGCTTATCGCCTGGTCGGTCTGGCGCACCCAGTCACCGGCAACGGTAACGCGCTGTGATACACCATCGCGCTGTTGCTGTAACTGTTCGCCAGGCTTAACCGCTGGCAGGTTATGCCCCTGCGGCATGATCTGACGAATAAATGGCTTATCCTGTCGGCCTTCCACGAAACCAATCTCAACCAGAGTGCCAGGCGGCGGAAACTGAAACATGCCCGATTCACTACCGGCCATTGGAACCGGCAGCGGCACGGCGGAATAAACCGGCGTGTTGGCCGCCGCGTTGCCGTCTTCATCCAGCAGTTGCAGATCCACAGCGTAACGGGGCCGGAATGGGTCCGCGATGTTACCCCCTGAAACGTCTTCGCTTGGTGCTTCAACCCTGGCGAGTTTTGGCAAATGCAGCCCGGAAGCCAGTTCCGGGTAGACGCTTTCTATCTGGCGCTGGATCGGTGATTTTTGCAGTGGCTTACCGGTTGCCTTATTGCGTGGCAACCAGGTGATTGTCATATCGTCATTGTTAAGCTGAACCTGACTTAAGCGCTGGCCGTTGACCTCAACACCGGGGCGCAGGCTCTGGATCATCGGCACAACCATTGAATTACCGGCTGCGGATGCCTGGCTAAATTCGTGTGGGATCTCCACAGGTTTACCGGCAAAAAGGCTGTGCTCTGCTGCGCCGGTAAAGACGGCCCCGTCCGGCAACTGATACCAGACATAATCTTTGATTGAGAAAGCCCGCCCCAGGCTGGCTAATAGCTGATAGCCGGTTCCGCTGTGGGTAAAGTGCGGGATAGGTTTATCCGCATAAGCCGCACCGGCAGGCGGTGCGACGTTTAACCCGCTCTGCTCCGTTAACCAGTCAGTGATCTGGCGTAACGTTGGGTGCTGGAACGAACACGGCCACAGCTTATCGAACACCCCGACAAGCTCACGCACGAACAACCGGCAGGCTCCATTATCAGCAGGCTGCGACCGTTCAACATAGCCGGTGAACCAGCGCAGGACCAGCCCGTCATAACCCACATCGACCCGAACCAATTTGCCGGTGTAATCCATTTCAGTGCTGGCCGTGATGAATCCACGCCCGCAGGCGTTTTGCTCAAGCACGATATTGCAGTCCACCATGTGGACCGGGTCACTGGACAGGAAAAGGCGTTTAATTGGTTTCATGTTTTACCCCAGCGCATCATTAACGGGTTTCAGGACTTTTTCTTCAAACCAGCTCATTTTGTCGGCTGGTTCGTCTGCCGCCGCGCCACCTTTACCCCCTGCGCCGGTTTGCTTCGTGCTGGCGGTTTGCTTCGTGCTGGCGGTTGCGTTGCCTTTTCGTGCCTGGCGTTTTTCCGGCACGCTGTTTTTTTCCCGCAGCGTGAAACTGACCTGCCAGGCGAGACGGTCTTCCTGGGGAACGGCATCAATCTGACCGGTAAAGGTGGCTTCGCGGAAGTTGATTGCGGTTGCCGTGGCATTGGCGACGCGATAAGTCTTTAAGGCTCCGCTGGACTCTGTAGCGGATGCCAACTGGAAAAGGCGCTGTAAAACTGCCTCGTCGTCAAATGTCACCAGGCCCGACACGCGCAATTCTTTGGCCTTGATGCCCTGTTCGGAATTGTTCGTGCTCGATGTCTGGCCTGACTGGTCCTTTTCCTGAAACTGCATTGAAGGGGAAACCAGCATGTTTTGCATCGCGATCCCTTCACCATTAAGCGCGAGTAGTGCGGTCTGGCTCATTTATCATCTTCCCCAAATCTGCAAGCGAATCACCGATAAACATCATTGCCGCTGTATGCACGGCGGTTGCCTGCGGTATGTCTTTTAGTAATTCAATAGCCGCCATTCTGTGATTGCCGGTGTAACTGAATGACCAGGCTTTCGCGCTGGCCCCTTTCAGGTCTTCAAGAGACTGACTAACCGAAGAAAGCAGGCCAGCACGCGCCTGGACGAATTCGGCAATCTGTTTTTTCATCCCTTCGGTTGTCGTGCTGACAGCGGCAGCTAGCTGCGCGGCGGCAACCCGCTGCGCGTTCACCGCAAGGCGGTTTGTCGCGACGGATAGCGGCGCGGCGACCGGCAGCGAACTGGATTTCGACGGCAGTTGCATTTTAACCGTGCTCAGTTCGGCCGCCGCAGCCGCCATGCGGCGAACCTGGGTAAATGCGGGCGCAGGAAATACCGTGGCAAGCCCGTTCAGGGCTTTCATAAATCCATCATGGGTATTTTCGGCAATCATCATCACGATAACGTCACCGCTCCCGCTGCTGGTTGCCAGCTTCCCGGCCAGATAGCCCATGGCATTAGCCGGACTCAGATACCCCCCCGAATCTGCTGACTGACCCAGACCATAAACCCACGGATGCGCCGGGATGATTGAGCAACTCAAACTCGCCATATCGTCGGCAATTTTGATAACTGAATCACGCCACATCTTCGGGAGGCTCCGGCCATTCTGGCTTAGTCGGATCGACGCGATTTAATAAAACTCGGTATTTCTTCCACTCCGTCAGGATTTTCGCTTCTTTCTCTGTCGCCATGGCCATATCAACTGCATCTTGAAGCGTAGCTATCAATATTGATGCTTCATTTA